CGCACCTGCGGAGTTGGACAATCACGTTATCTTTGATATATACATTGATGATACCACATCATTCGCAATGAAAAAACAAACAACCGAAGGTGAACCTAGAGCATTTCAAGGTCATACTGCAATTGCATCTCAGAAAATTAGAAATGGTTTGACAAATACAGGAAATGATATTAAGGGTGCTTTGAATAAGGGTGTTGGACTATTAGGTGGCGGTACCGCTGGAAAAGTTGCTGGTGCTGTTGTTGAATCCACAAGTAATTTTACAGGCGCAGTGTTTGCTGGCGCAAGAAACATGAAGAAGTTAAATAGTTCTATTGCTCTTGCTGTTCCTAACACTTTTGTTTCTACATCTAGCGCACAATGGGCAGATGCTAAGATTGGCGCAATGGGTGGTGGTATAGCAAGATTGATGGAAGGTGGTATCAGTGGAATTAAAGAGAAAGCACAAGCATCATCTGCTGGAGATTTAACACAAGTTGGTGGTGAAGTCGCAAGACTTGCATTAGAAACTGCCGCTAAGTTACCTGATGCATTTGGTATGAACTTACAAAACATATTAGAAGTATCTACAAGAAGAGTTTCAAATCCTCACGTTGAACAAAGATTTGATAGCATGAACTTTAGAACATTTCAGTTTGTGTATGAATTTGCGGCAAGGTCTCAAGCAGAAGCGCAGGCAATTGATAATATTATTAAAACATTTAGATTTCACATGCATCCAGAATTAATTGAGAGTGGATTATATTTTCAATATCCGTCTTTATTCGATATTAGTGTTATGTTCAAAGAAAATGACAACCCATACATGCATAAGATATCTACTTGTGTTCTGACAGACTTTACAACTAACTATACATCTTCTGGTGTCTTTTCGACAAACCGCGATGGACAACCTACTGAGATACAAATTACAATGGCGTTCAAAGAAATTGAACCTTTACATAAACAAAGAATTGCAGAGGGTTATTAATGTCATATTTTTCAAAATATCCAGAAATAATTTATGATTTAACAAAACCAAATTCAACGGTTGATAATTTATTCATAGCAAAAGATATTATTCGAAGAGTAAAACTTAAAGAAAACTTATCGACAAATGTTTTCTCATATGATGAGTATGACATTCAAGAGGGTGAGCGACCAGATATATTAGCACATCAATTCTTTAATGATTCCGAACTTGCATGGATAATTTTATTGACTAATGAGATACATGATGTGTTAGAAGATTGGCCGCGCACAGAAAATGAATTGCGAAAAATGATTGCTAAGAAGTATGGTGGTAGTGGTCCTTATGCGTTATATGGAACAGGCACTTCTGGTATGCATCTTGGTGAAGGTTATTGGTATCCTATATTTTTAAACGAAGCGGATGCGAAAAGTTATAACAGATATAAACAAAATGGAGAAGGCATTGCACACACTCATACGTTTGCTGAGTTTCCTAATCAGACATTTTATATGCCAGGTAACTATGGACAAGGTCATGCACAATCTTCATATGATGGTAATACATATAAACTCTGGACTATTAATTCAGGTCCTAATGGAATTCATCATTATGAAAGACCACAGTCTTCAGGTGACCCAACAAAGATGGTAAGAACCACTAGTCAATTCTACACACAAACCACAGGAATTGGAGTTGTACAACAATTCAGTTCAGTTGCCATTACTAACACAGTTTATGAACAACAAGAGAACGAAAAGAAAAGAAGAATACGAATTCTGCGACCTACTCTTGTACAAGAATTCATTGAAGAATTTACTAATTTGATAGGAGACTAGCATGGCGGCGCCTGTAAAAGGTGGTGGAGAAGTACTATTTTCCTCCATGAAACTATATCACAATAGAGTTAAGAACATCAAAACTGCGAAGAGTTCTGACCAGTTTATGGATTTACTCTCAGTATATACTGCTCTCAATATCTATGAAAGTATCAAGTCTCCATTTCAGACTGCAGAACTAAGTATCACAGACAGCAATGATATGATTGCTGACTATCCAATTCTAGGTGGTGAAATTGTCAATATCGTTTACAATGTATCAGGTGGAGTTGAAGATACAAAGATATCAAAGTGGTTTAGAGTTGCTAATATTCAAGGACCCATAATTCAAGAAAGAAAACAATATTTTACTTTAAGTCTTATTACCGAAGAAGGTTATAACAACATTCATACAAGTATAAGTCAAGCATTTACTGGCGCGCCGCATGATATTGTTCGCGATATATTTAAAAATTACATCTTTTCTAGTGATACAAAAGAGGGTATATTTTTTGATATGTCTATAGGGTCTTTAAAATTTGTTTCTCCAAGATGGAGACCAGCAAAAGCAATTCAATGGGTAACTGGAAAAGCAATTGATCCTGATACAGACATGCCCGGATTCTTTTTCTTTCAATCTATGCATGGATTTAAATTTTTATCAACATCAACATTATTCAGCGATACAAAAAATGTGGTTATAACAGATTTGATGGAAGAAATTCCGGTAGATAGAAAGAATGGCGCAATAAAGAATGGATATTTATATAAAGTTCCTGGTGTTCCTACATATGGTGCAGATGGTAAACCTCTAAGTGGAATGGTTGCATCTGAAAGCGCACAGAATGTTGATGACTTTAGAATTGATGAGAAGTCTAATTATCTTTCCGATATTCAAAACGGAAATTTATCATCCAAACACATCATACATGATACTTTTCATAAATCTTATCAAGTTCAGACATATAACTATTTTAATTCATATGATAAATCATCAAAGAAGTTTGCATCAAAAATGAAAAGATTATCCCCTAATTCAAAATATGTAGATTGGGGATCAGAGATTAATCCTGATGTTAAAGTTTATATGAGTCCTAAATCGAGTAGAATACATGCTGAAAAGAAAGATGAAGTTGGATACAGAGATTTATTTGCAAATGATTATCTTTTAGGAAGAACTGTTATTGCAAAACAATTGCAAGATGAGGTCCTTAGTTCTTTTCAAGTTCCTGGACATCCAGTTATAACAGTGGGTAGATTAGCATACTTTAATTTTCCATCAGTAAAAAAAGTTGATACACCAAGTAAAGTTTATCAACCGAAGTATAGTGGTATGTATTTAGTTAGAGATGCTATTCATATTTTTAAACCTGTTGGTAACTCAACAGCATCATATAAGTGCGATACTGTAATTATAAAGGATGGATTTAATGCGTAAATTTTCAGAATTACGAGAAGAGATATCACAAAGAGATTTAGATGGTATCGAAAAGTTTGCAGATAGATTATTTGCAAAAGTTAAAATTGACGTTGAGTTCACTCGACATTTTTTAGATAGGGTTAATGATGAACGTAACAAGAAACAGATTACTACTGCAGAACTTACGAGACTTTTTAAGCAGACTTATAACAAGCATGGTAAAAAAATTCCACAGTTGGGTCCTGATGCTGAAGCGGTAATCAAAGATATGCAGACAGATATTAATATGCCATTTGTTCTCAAGTGGGATAAAAACTCACAAGAGTTCGAATTAGTTGCAAAAACTGTTATGCGGAAAAAAGGTTTTGCGACAAGTAACCAAACGCTTTCTGTATAAATAAGACTAAAGGGAGAAAATTACACCTATGGGAAACTATTTATTTAACGATGAAAAAATTAACATCGCCAGAGGACTCTACAAAGGTGTAAGTTCTATTCACAAGTTTGGTGCTGTTCCTTCAATGGCAGTAAACACATCTGGTTCTGTATGGGATGTGAGCGACACAGCATATCCTTGGACAGCATGGTCTTCAGCATCAACAGTTACAGTAGATAGAGCAAGTGCAAGTGATGCGAATAAAGTCATCACTATTCTTGGACTTGATGAGAACTACGAAGAAGTTACAGATACTTGCACACTCACAAACGCAACTGGTAATACTACAACTGGCGGAACAACTTTTTTAAGAGTTTTTAGAGCATTCGTTTCAACTGGTGCTGACAATGTAGGAAACATCGATATTAAAGTATCGACAACAGTAGTAGCAAGAATTACTGCTACTAAAGGTCAAACTCTGATGGCAGTCTACACAGTTCCCGCAGGATATACTGCATATCTTACTAAAGGAACAATGACTTGTCAAGCAAATGCTGATGCGACAGGTAATATGTTTGTTCGTTATTTTGGACAAGATGCATTTCGTATTGGACACACATTTGAAGTTGGTGGTGTTGGTGGTCCTTACTCATATGAGTTTGCGGTTCCAGTTGTAATACCAGAGAAATCAGACATTGATGTTCGTGCATCAGTTCGTTCTAACAACGCAAGAGTAACAGCGGCATTCGACATTATTCTCAAACAGAATTAAGAGGTAGATTATGAAAAATTTCATGGGCATGGACGGTTTTATCTGGTTCATGGGTGTAGTTGAAGACCATAATGATCCTGAGCAGATTGGGCGAGTTCGTGTTCGTTGCTTGGGTATTCACACAGAAGATAAAGAAACACTTCCTATTGAAGATTTACCATGGGCGATGGTTATGATGCCAACAACATCCGCATCAATATCACAGGTTGGTCACTCCCCATCAGGACTACTTAAAGGTTCGTGGGTGGTGGGGTTCTTTAGAGATGGTGAAGGATGTCAAGAACCAGTTGTTATGGGGTCTTTTCATGGACACCCAACAGAACGTCCCAATACAGATTTGGGATTCTGTGATCCAAGCGGAACAAATCCTACCGAAATTAATGAGGCGGATACTTCTCGATTGTCGAGAGGTGATAAAAAGTCAAAACTTTATACAGCAAGAAATGATGGTGTTAATAAAGGGCATCGCGTAGATGGAGAAGGACCTAACGGTAAACCTTCTATAGGAAAGAAGAACATTGCTTGGAGTACTGACACATGGACTCCTTCTGCGGTTCCTTTCAATGCACGATATCCATATAATAAAGTTTATCAAACTGAGAGTGGACATGCTTTAGAATTTGATGATACTCCTGATAATGAGAGAATTTTATTATTTCATCGTAAAGATACATTCATTGAATTGCATCCCGATGGAACTATTCAGATACATTCATATAAGAATGCTGAAGTATTAGTAGATGAAGACTTTAACATTGAAGCAAAAGGTGCAGTTAATATATTCACACAAGGTAAGACAACTGTATATGCAAAAGATAATATTGATATGCAGTCTGAAAAAGATGTACAGATTAAATGCGTAAACTTTAAAGTAGAAGCGAAAACTAATATTACACAAACCTGTGGTCAAACAATGGACTTAAACGCTGGTGCAAACATTGATGCAGATGCACCTAGAATTGACTTGAACTAATACTGGAGAGATAAAATGGCAAAAGTAAAAACAAGCATTGGAACATATGTTCACGAAAGTAATCCAAAGAAAACATCAACAAGTGGTAGAATGTCTATGGTTAAATTTGCTTCTATGAAGAAAGATAAAAAGCGCAGTTTTAAGAAATACAGAGGACAAGGTAGATAGATGACAGGAATATTTTGCGTTCTTATTAATGGAGTAGTACACACATATAATAAGTATGAAGATATTCCGCTCGGTTTTGATAATCTAATTAGATTTGAACCTGAGTATCCACCAGAACCTCACACAGACGAACAACATCATATTATTGCACAGTACAATAGTAAACTCAGAGAGTTGATGGGGAGAGAACGAAATGCCAGCGGCAACTAGAATAGGTGATGCAGACGTACCACATTGTTCAGGTATGACAAGAGCGGTAGGTAGTCCTAATGTGTTTGTGAATAACATTCCGTGGTCTCGCCAAGGAGATGTAAACACAGGACATTTACTTCCTGGTGCGCCATGTCCCTCACACGCGGCACCAATAGCATCTGGTTCATCTACTGTTAAAGTAAATGGAAAAGGTGCAGGTAGAGTAGGTGATGGTGTGAGTGGTTGTACATCAGTCGCCGCCGGATCATCTAATGTATTTGCTGGTGGATAAAGAGGTATAAATAGTTCTATGGCAACGATAACAAGGCAGACTGCAGATTTTACAGACTTAGACTTTAATTTTACAAAGTTGAGTAGTACTAATGATGTGGCGAAAAAATCTGATGTTGAAGCAGTAAAGCAGTCTATGAGAGCGTTAATTAACACTCGGCATTTTGAAAGACCATTTCAACCTTATTTAGGATGTGGTATAGCGGAACTACTGTTTGAAAACAATACTCCAATGACCCGCCGAATGATTGAAAAGACAATATATGAGGTTATTCAAAATCACGAACCTAGAGTAAAATTGACAGCGGTTGACGTATTTGACAATTCTGATAACAATGAATATCAAGTGAGAATATATTTTTATGTAGTTAACCATACACAAGAACAAATATTTGAGACATATCTCACAAGGACACGATAATCCATGGCAAATACAACAAAAAGACTTAGGGTAACCGAATTAGATTTTGCTGATATTAAAGCAAATCTTAAAACATATCTATCATCTCAGGAATCTTTCAAAGATTATAATTTTGAAGGTTCAGCAATGAATACTTTACTAGATGTATTATCATATAATACTCACTATAACGCAGTGTACGCCAACATGGTTTCGAATGAGATGTTCTTAGATAGCGCAGTTAAGCGAGACAGTGTGGTTTCTCTTGCTAAACATCTTGGTTATACACCATCATCATCACAAGCGGCAACTGCTAGAATTAACGTCACAATTAATAATCCTGTTGGTTCGCCTCCACAATTAACAATGTCAAAAGGTACAGTTTTTAGAAGTCGTGTATCGGACATCAACTATCAGTTTGTAACAACCGCAGATGTAACTATTGTACCTACCGAAGGTGTTTATACTTTTACAAATATTGATATTAAAGAGGGAACTCTACTTCAACTATTATATACTAAGAGTTCATCTAGCAAAACACAGAGATTTTTGATTCCTGAAGAGAGTTTTGATTCCACCACACTTTCCGTTCGTGTACAAAATAGTTTAAATGATTTAACTGTAACAACATTTACTAAAGCAGAAAATATTTTAGATATACAAAATACTTCAAATGTATATTTTTTAAATGCTGTTGAAAATGGAACATACGAAATAACATTCGG